CGATACTAAATACAACCCAAATGATCCATTTCATCGTCGTGCAGATCCTCAAGCAGATAAATTTGACAAAGATCCAGAATATTTGTCAGCATTTTTGAGTATTTTGGTTCATTATTGGCAAGTGTTGAAAATTATTTATGATGGTAAACTTGTAAATATTCCGCATCCCCATATTGAATACGAAACTGCTAAATATCGTACTGCTAAAGATAGTATTGATGAATTCATTACTCGTAGAATGGTAAGAGTTCCAGAAAGAGCTTTTATTCCTGGACAAAAACCATCACAACATATTGAACGTATGAAAGATATTATTGAGAAATATATCCTATGGATGGACAGTCAAGCTAAATGGTGTGCTAAAAGTTTAATTGAATCAAGTCTTGAAAATAGTAAAATTGGTAAAATGTTTGAACAGGATCGTGTATCAAAATATCTTAAAGGATTTCGATTTTTAGGTCCTGCTGAAACTAAACAACCTGATGAAGCTTATGTTTTTGATGTATCTTTCAGTGATTTATTGGGTGATGAATATGAAACTAAAACATGGAAAGAAGAAAGAGATTCACTTAATAAAAATGATAAATCTGCAGATCTTACCGTGCTCCTTGAACAACCATTGAAAAATTATATTGAATTAAACGATGGTAAAAATAAAACATCTGACATAGATGATAAAATTGCTCCTAAACCTACAGAAGAACAAAAAACGCAAATGATTAATTCTGCATTAAAATCTGATATCTTAAGTGATGCAGCTAAAGCTGCATTAGCTTCTGAAAAGAAACTCAAAGATATCCGTTCGGAATCTATTGATGAATTTTACAATCGTATTTGTATTGAATATGACAATAATGATTTACTCAAACATATTGAACGGCGAACTAAAACACTTGAAGATACAGATAATCAATTTATTCAAGAGCTTATGACTTATGAATTACATGCTCGTCGAAATGAAATGAAAGCTACTACTGAATCACATAAACAATTTATGTTAGCTGAAAAAGAAAAGAAACGAGCAATTTTAGAAAGTGTTATAGCTCCAAGCCATATTGTTGAAATGCCTCCAGTACAAATTGATAATACATTATTTAATCCAAACGATAATAATTCTTTAGATATTGTTATTAAAGCAAGTAATGAACTTGATACAATGATGTTAAATATGGATGATGGATTTGTATTTGCGTAATTAGTTTGATTTATTTGATTAAAATAATAAATTAATCTTTATTTTTTCATAAATTACTAACTAAAAAAATGATTGCTAAGTACTTAATATTAAAAAACCATTTCCCAATGATATAATTGAAAACATGATCAAAGCCTGTTGCATTCAAAACAAAGATGAATATCTTCTTCGAAAATATTTTCTAAAAGATATTCTTTCAGCTTGCTTTGGAACAGAAATAGCAAAATTTCCATATCGAATGTCAGGATTATGCGATAAAGTTGGAAATGCACAACCTTGGTTTCGAGCATTTGATAATCGATAAGAAGTTGAAAAATTTTTGATTGAATCAAAATTACTATGGGCAGTTAGATTAACAGCTGAACGAACTCAATTTGTCTTTGTTCAAAAAATTGGAAAGAATCAATTTAAGCATTTTCGAATCATGTTCAGTGGAGATGGATATTAATTATCTGAACATTCCAAAAAAATATGGCAAAATTGATGATTTAATTACTAATGAATTTTTTAATAAAAAACTCTTGATCCTATTTTGCCTATTATTGATGAAGATATTGATGAAAATGACTGGAAAAAATCACGAAAAAGAAAAGATGCACCAGTACAATAAATTCATTAGCAATCAAATTATTCTTTTATTTTTTATAAAATATATCTTTATTTTTTTCATTTAAAAAATAGACTTCAATGCATCCAATTATTGTATCAATTATAGTTGCATTACTTTTTGTTATTATAACAATAATTATTGAAGGAATAATGGAAAATACACTTGGTTATTGTATTTGTGATGTTAGTAGAGCAAACCAATATTTAATAACATTTGCTATAATTTTTGGTTTTAATATGGTTATTGAATATACAGAATTAAATGATCTCATATGTAGTGGAAATCATTAATTTAAGTTTGAAAAATTGTAAACAATTATTTATAACAATTACCTGTACTCATAAATAAAAAATGGATAAAAAATCGCAAATTTTTAAACAAATACCCGTTTCAATGATACGAGGAACTATTCTAACGCCATTTAGTGATAATAAAAATCCACCATTTCGATTGCCTCCAATGAGTAGTGAACAGATCGATGCAGTTTCCAAAGCTCAAAATAACATTATTGTTGATAGTGTTGCAGGTTCAGGAAAAACCACTACAATTTTACATTTAGCTATGGCTTTTCCTCAAGATAGAATTTTACTTTTAACTTATAATAAAAAACTTAAACTTGAAACTCGTAAAAAAATAGAATTACTTGGTTTAAATAATATTGAAGCTCATAGTTACCATAGTTGTGCAGTCAAATATTATGATAATGAATGTTATGATGATTATAAGATGATGTATGTTGTCGACAATGTTACAAATATTAATAATAATAAAGTTATAAGATTACCTTCATTCAATAGAATTATTATTGATGAAGCTCAGGATATGACAGAATTATATTTTAAATTTATTTGTATTTTAATTCGTGATTTACCAATTGATCGTCATTATCTTAAATTTGCAATTATTGGAGATAAATTTCAAAGTATTTTTGCATTTAATGGAGCTGATAAACGTTTTATCCAATATGCTGATGTGTTATTTGCAGCATTTACATATATTCAGAAATGGTTACCTTGTAAATTATCTACATCATATCGTATTACTAGAGAGATGGCAGCATTTATTAACTTAGTTGCTCTAAAAAATAATCGTCTTAAAGCTGTTAAAGATGGTCCTCCTGTCGAATATATTATTTGTAATACTTTTGGACAATATCCAAGTGATATTGTACAAAGAATTATCACGCTTACGGATCCTTATTCCAATCAAAGAGTTTATAGTTATGATGATATTTTCATCATCGCACCAAGTGTTAAAAGTATTCGGAGTCCAGTTCGTAAAGTAGCAAATTATCTATCTGCGATGAAAATACCGATCTTTGTACCTGGTTCAGATGAAGAACCACTTGATGAAGATGTATTACGAGGTAAAGTTGTATTTAGTACATTTCATCAAGTAAAAGGATTAGAAAGAAAAATAGTTGTTGTATTTGGATTTGACTCATCTTATTTCGATTATTTTGCAAAGAATGCAAATAAAAATATGTGTCCAAATACTTTATATGTAGCAATTACTCGAGCAATTGAGAAAATGTATATCTTTCATCATAATGGACACGATTTTCTTCCATTTATTGATCAACAAGCTTTAATGGATAATAATCACGGAGATCAAGACATTTATCATCATAAATTTGTTAATGTAACTATAAAAGATAAAATTCATACATCTTCTACATCTAGGTCTATTCAAACTCATATTAATGTAACAGATTTAACTCGGCATATTTCAGCAAAAGTTATATGCGATGCAAGCCAATTCTTTGAATTTAAAGAGATAGTTCCACCAAAGGATGATATTGAAATTCCTATTCGAATTGATGGTATTGGTCTTGATAAAAATACTTTAACTGAAACAGTTGCAGAAATTAATGGTATAGCACTAGCATCGTATTTTGAATTTATTTCAACAGAAAATATGCAAATCTTAAATGAACTTGTAAAAGAATACAGTAAACGCAAAACATTAAATGAAATTAATGGGTTAATTATTCATAATTATGTTAGTCATAACCAAATTCCAAAATTTCTACAAATGGATATTAAATATTTTACTAATTATCAACCATATACTTATGGAGGTAATAATGATCGAAGAATGAATATTCAAGATGAACATGAACCTGAATATTCATTTAATATGACTCCTGAAAATTTACTTAAACTTGCGAATCAATACTGCGCATTTCGAACTGAATACATTTATAAACTTAACCAAATTCCACGTTATGATTGGTTATCTGATGAACATTTGAACGCTGCAATGGAACGAATGAAGGGACATTTATCTCATGAATGTAACTTTGAAGTTCAAGTTGAAACAATGGGAACCATTTTAGGAAAAACACTTAATGGAAGAATTGACATTTTTGATCGTAAAACTAATACTCTTTGGGAAATCAAAGCAGTAAAATCTCTTAAACGTGAACATCTAATTCAAACGGTTATTTACGGATATTTATTTCAAAAACTTTTAGATTCAAAACCTGAATACCAAGCTAAATATTTTGGTACTTTTGATGAAAAATCTCCTGAAAAAATAATTGATCGTAATCCATTAAAATGTAGATGTTTTAATATTTTAAATGGGCAAATTTTAGAGTTATCATTTGAATCTTCATCAATTGAAGGGATGTTGCAAATGATTATTTATGCAAAATATTTTGATGGTCGAACAGAAGCTGATGATGATTTTCTAAGAGAATTAATCAAAACACAAATTACTCATTTACAACCATTTGACCCAAATCGGATTCGTCAAGCACTACCACCATTAGTTATTAAAAAAAATAATGATGAGAAGAGCTCAATTAATGTACTTGATGATGATTTTGTAGTTTAAAAATTAATAACATCTATTCTGAGTATTCTGGTTTTAAGTTTAAAACAATATCGGCAAGCTTAGTGTATTCTTTAATATTCAATTCAAATTTAGAATAATCTTCTTTTGATAAAGCTGTTTTTCTATCTTTAAGCATATTTCTTGTTTTAATATTTTCACAAATATTTTCATAAGTTTCATTAACAACAGCAACAACAATTTTATATCCATAACTTTTAAGCCATTGAACGTATTCATTATTAACATTTGTAGTTTCAAGAATAATACTATTTGATTGTACAATTGATTGACTAATTAATTGATCCATATAAGAATTATACATTTTATTACGAAGTTTCCAATATGTTTCGGTTGTAGGACTGCAAATAAATTCTACATCATTTTCAATTAATTTATCAATTTGTGCAATAAATATACCACCTGACATATTAACCATTGTTCGAACTTTTCTAATTAATGCACTTTTTCCTGATCCAATTGTACCAACAAGAAATATAAAAATTTTCTGTCCGACGTCTTTAATTTCCCATGAATTATCGAAATTAAACAGGATAATTTTTTTTGTATTTATTAGTTCAGTAACAAAAGGATTTGCAATTTGATGTTTTTTATCAATAATAATTGTATGATATTTTTCAATAGTTTTTTTTACTTCAGACAAAGGTTGACTATCATTTATATCCTCCAATTTTCGAACTTCATCATATTCTAAATCAGCAATATTTAAAGGAAAATCAGTAATTGCTAAAATTTTTCCTGAAGCATAGTTTTTAATAATTGTTTTGCGTATATGTAAAATAGAACGAACTGATATTTTTAGCAATACATCCAAATCATAATTTTCATATCTACTAAAATATTTACATGATTTAATACTATCTAGCTTCATAGAATCACATGAGTGACCAATAATATTTTGAGATAATGGTTGATATTTGACAACACTTCCATTACCGAATTGATCATTGAGTAATTGATTGTCTTTTTTCTCAGATCTACGATATTCATAAATACTATCAGAAAAATGTAATATTTCTTCTGATAAATTATTTTTATATTGTGTAATAACAGTATTTTCTTTACTCCATTCCATATATTGAAATGAGTCATTATCAACTATAATTTTATCAGTTTCATCTCTATTCTGAATTTCTTGAAGTTCAGGACTTTTTATTTTAATATTTGGGAAATATTCCTGTTTAATTAATTGATCAATATATTTTAAACGTTCAAGATATGGCAACCTTAAATATTGTTCACCAAATAAATACACATCAAATAATATAATTTGAATTAAATAATTATCATCAAATAAGTCAACAAAATTTACTTGAGCTTTTGTATGAAATTTCATATCTGTTTTTCCAATTACAATGAAATAATCTGTTCTACCTATTGATAAATAGATTTTACCATTCAGCGCAATTACATCACTCGTATAATTATAATATTTAGAAATGAAAATTGGTTTATCAAAATCATAATAAATATTTGAATTGAATCGTTTAATTTTAGAAATAGAAGATTTTAAACTTACATTTGTAATAATGTTTTCAACAAATTTAACAGATTGATCTTTTGATTTAATACATAGTTTAAAACTATCATCATTTTTAAGACGAAATTTAACAACACGAAATCTATCAAATTCATAAACAATCCATTCATATTCTCCGGGTATATCAGTATAAAATAGAAATGGATCACTTATCTCAAATATTCTGTCTGAAATAGATTTAACAATTTCCGGTTTTCTAATTGGTGAAAATCCAGATTTGAATCTGGATCGTTTTAAATCAATATCATTTAATGGAATCCAATTTAAATCAATATAATAAATATAAGGTTTTTCATCTGATTTTTGATTAATATTGTTTAATAGTAATTTATTGTCCATCTACAAATTTGAATATTTGATTTAATGTTTAAAAGATAATAGTTTACTAATTAAATATTCAAATTTGTAGATGGACAATAAATTACTATTAACAGATAAACCAATAGATAAACCAATAGATAAACCAATAGATAAACCAATAGATAAACCAATAGATAATATTTTAAAAGCTCTTAAAAAAATAAACATAAATCCATATGTAATTTCACAAGAAATACCCATTATTATGTTTTATTCACATGTTTCCAATCATATTTTTAATAATAGACAATATTATTATTTATGTAATACAATGCAAAATAATAAAAAAATCATTATAGATTTAGAAAATGAATATCAGATTCTACTTGAACATGAAAAAATACATTTATTCACATTAATTTCATGTATTAATAATTTTAATAAAAATAGAAAACCTCTTGAACAAGTCAATTTTAGTTACCGTTGTTTTCATTCAAAAATCATTTCTAATAAAACATTAATGGAAAAAAATATGAATGATTTTGCAAAATTTCTAGATTCAATTGATATATATAAATATAGTGGTAATAAATTATCAAACAAGATTAATATGCAAAATCCAACAATTATTAATTAATCACTGACGAAAACTTGGTTCAGAATTACTGTTCTCGTAACTGCTAAAATTTAATCGAGATCTACCGCCGGAAAATGGTAAGAATTTTTTTGCCTTTCCAGACATACGAACACGAAAATCTGGAGTTTGCATTTCAGCTGAAGAATGAATTAAGTGAATATCATCATTTTCGAGTGTTGGTGTACTTTTAGTTGCATTCCAAAATGTTTGACTAGTATCAGGAAACCCTTCTTTACAACGTTTTTCATACACAGGATTTTTAAATATACGATTATTAACCATATCATCTAATGGTTCAGTATGATCACCGAGACCATCTTCGGCTAAAACTTTATATCTTGCACCCATAAATTGGGGAGGTTGATAAGTCCAAGGTAATGGAATAGATTGATCATTATCACGAACTCCATCAATATTTGTATGTCTTAAATTATTATAATCATCTTCATATGATGAAGTATATGCTAAATCAATTCTAGATGATGTTCTAAGCATTATCATAAGAACAACAAGTATAATTATAACCACTGTAATTAATTCAGCTTGTGACATTTTTTATGTTATGAAAATCAATGATAATTATTACTAAAATATATAAAACTGAATATATAAAACACAAGAAATATATATAATTATAAATAAAATTTACTTTTTATTTAGGATAAATAATGGATTCATTAAAAATAGATATTTATAATAAGCTTAATAGAATCAAACCTTCCAATAAATCATTAAAATACCCATTTGATTTTTGGACACCAGAAAAAATAAAAATCACACAACGTGAGATTCAATTAAAATTTAAGAATATTCCAGACAAAGGGAAAGTAAAAGGAGGAAGCAGTAGCAAAGTTTTAATATTTACCTGAAATCCAACCATCTTTATTAAGTGAAGAACAATTAAATTTTTTACATATTAGCGAATTTTTAGCAGAATACACAGGTATTTTATTTTTGAGAACTGTTTTTTTTAATTCTTCATTAATTCTGTCAATTTCTTTTTCTTCTTCTAAAATCGAAGAATCAAGAATATCATCTTCTTCAATTACTAATATAAATAATTGTGTTGCATACCCATGTTCCCCAATTTGTAAATCATATGGTAAATTTTTTACATTATATTTTTGTCTCATTTTTAATTGATAACTTGGATGAAGAATCCCCGGTTTTCCATTTGGTAAATATTCACCTATTTTTAAACCGATTTCTTCTTGTGTTTCTCTAATAAGAGTTTTTAAAATATTTGTATCACCTAAAATACTGTCAGTTTTTCCGGAAATTCCAGTTAAATCAATAGAATTGTATTTATAAGCTGAAATAGCATTTGGAACAACCAATTGGCAAAGTAAATGAAAATTTTCACCTAAAGATTTTTCACCTAAAGATTTAGTTTGAATACAATGCCTATAAATAAAGTCTAAACCAAAGTTAACTCTACCAACGTGCTTCTTTGCTTCAGCTTTAATTTCATCAGTTACTAATGATTTAAACAATGGATCAGTTTCAGCTTCCTGAGGAAAACGTTTGATTGAGTTAAATGGTAATGAACATAATGAATAAGGATGATCATGCGATAGTTTGCTTTTATCACATGAATTATAAATTTTACAAATTTCTGTAAAACCATCTATCTTTGAAATAAAGATAGCTCCTGCTGTATTGCATCCTTTAAACGCAGGTCTAAACTGAGATCTATGATAAGTATGTACATTATAATATTTTACTTTTATATTTTTTTGCTCATTATTTTGTTGAATAAATGGTGCTGAATAGCTTCGTTCTCTCTTTTTAAAATCGAAAAAGTCCATGATTTGAAAAATGAAGTGAATGAAAAATGTATGACGAAGAAAGTCCGTGTTTTTATCGGTTTTTTTTCAATTTTTGAAAAGAGTAGTAATTTTCTCATAAAAAATTGAAAAAAGTAAGATTAATATATACCATTACCAGCTATCTTTTTCAAAAAGAAATTATTTCTCTATTACGATTGAAATGGATAACTTTAATGCAATTCCTTCAATTACAATTCCTATTAACAAAAAAATCACAACATTAAAAGAAGCAGAAGAATATTTGTTTCCAAAACCTCCATTAACAAGACAAACTGGAGAAGAACCTTGGACGATTCCCGGATCATTACCATCATGTTATGAACCAGATCTTTACAAACAAGCAATCATTATTTTCAATCAATATCACCCCGCCAAAGATCAACTACCATTGATAAATAATTCCATCATCGATATCAACAAAACCATCCAAAACACCAACTAAATTTTCTGCGCCAAGTATGTACATGTTTCGATTATTTCGATTGGCAGAAATTAAAAATCCGGAAAAAACTATATGATTAGGTTGAAGTTGTCTGACATCGCGTTCTTTTTCTGGAACCTGAATTGGTCGAACTAACTTTGATTCAATATTTTCAATTGGGCATTTTCGCCAATCTGAAATATAAACTTTTTTATTTTTATCATAAGTTGCTGTATTTAATTTATATCCGTCATAAATACATGATTTAATTTTAGCTATTTCACTCATACCTAGAGATAATTCTTTATTAATAATTGATTTAAGGTTATATGTACCTCGTTTTAAATCAAGACCATTGTAGTAAGGATTCAATCCAATATTAATCATTGAATCAATTAATTCATCTCGGGCTTGAACAATTCCAAGTAATCCATCATAATTTAACATATTTTTTTCACACCATTCTTTTGCATAACCAACTCCCATTTTTTTTACCTTTGACGAATTACGTGGGTTAATTGAATCTAATACTTCCATAAATTCATACCATATCCATAAACAATCAATAAATTCATCAGCCCAAAATATCTTAAAATACATATCGGATTCGGATGGAGTTACGTTAAGAATGTTTTGAGGTTTATAAGCAAAACGTTTTGCTTTTGAAATTTCATCCCATCGTGATTCAATCATAATTGCAATAGTAATTAAATCCATAATATTACTCTTATGATAATATCCAGCTAAAATCATTCTAATTGATTCAAGACGAATTTTACGAAATTTATTAGCTAACAAACCCAATTTAGTAGGAATAATTGCTGTATTTAAAATTGCAGGTCCATGTTTTCGATTACCATCTATTTTAACATCAAGAGTTGTTATAAATCCTAAATAATAAAGTTTTTCAAGACTATATTCAATACTATCAACAGCGGGATAACCCATAATATCAATAGCTGATATACTAAAACCAAATTTATTTTCTATAACAATTTCTCGTGAATATTTATCAAGAGAACTTTCAGTATCTTGAATAACAATTGAAAGCAATGTAGATGAAAATTCTTTAGAAATAATATCTGGATATTGATCTTTTATCATTATATTAAAAAGATCTTTAGTATACATAGGAAACCAAACTCCAGGAGACTTTCTTCCAACACGACCACGTCGTTGAATAGCCATACCTTGAGTTACTGGTGTATTTGTTAAAACTGTTGCATTGTAAAGTGGATTAAAATCTGTATTAATAAGTAAACCTGTATCAATACAGTATTTAAGTTCATCGATAGTAATACCAGTTTCAATTAAATTAGTTGCAATAATAACACGACGAACAAAATTAACATAATTAGATTCCCATTTGACTTGTTCAAGTAAATCAGAAGGATGCATACCACCTTCAGCATTTCCACCATCAATTTTCATTTCTTTAACAATTACACCACCATTAACCACATCTTCAATAATCCTGGGAGCTGTAATAGTTGAACAGTTAGTACCATAACCGCCTAATTTAATATTAGCATATTCTTTTTTCATTAAATGACCTTTAATACTATCAACTGATGACATTAATTGCTGATATTGCTTACCACCACTTGAAAATCTGGTACTATTAATAGGAATAGGAATAATATATCCAACTGATTTAATTTCTGGAAGCAAATTTAATTTATGAATTTCAAATGTAAGTCTATCCATCATAGCACTACTATCAACAATAATTAATATATCCCTATATGGATTAATATCACCACGTTTTAAACCGATTTCTGGCATATCTTGCTGAACAATTTTTAAATCATCTTTTCCTTCTTGGCTTATATGAATATTTTTAACAGTTTGTACAATTGTTTCAGTTAAATTTATAACAGGTATATCAGACCATCGTTGTTCAATCGGAAATGTCGAACCAACTACTTCAATATAATGATTTTCTGGTATGCCGAAATATTCCATAAATATTTTTTCATCGAATGTTCCTGAGGTTAAAATAATAAATGGACAATTAGGATTTTCATAATTACGTTCAATTAATTTTTTAAGTAAACTCATTGCAGGATCATTATCAGCGCTTCGAACATGAACTTCATCAATAATAATTACAAAATATTTATTCATAATCTCTTCATCAGTAAGTGTTTTAAGTTGTTGAAGTAAAACACCGATCGTTTCAATAACAATACCTTTATTTGGCTTCTTTTTAAAATTACCAGTATGATAACCAATATTATCACCTTCTTTAAAATCTTTATAAACTGGAAGTTTAACAATACTATTAACAATATCAATACAATTAAAAACGCGCGGTTCAGTCATACCAATATTTTTATGTATTCCCTCAAAAAATGTACGAAAAATTTCAGTTGGTAAAGCTGTAGATTTGCCAGAGCCTGTCCCACTTTTAAATACTAAATATTTTTCACCTGGTTTTTTGGGTGGTTTTGAAAGAGGCGTATTTCGTTTTTCCGGTATCATTGGACGCAACCATTGCATGACAAATTTAATACCTGGTTGAGTTTCTATTATTTGTTTGTCAGCACTTGACATCCATGGTTTAATAATAACTTTACCAGGTAATAATAAAGTTGGTAAATTACCACCATGAATATTTTCTTTTGAATCAATTAAAAGATCAGTAATCTTATAGCCACCGCTATAAGATATAACATTATCTTTGATCGACATTAAAGGATCATTATTTTTTGTATCTAATGGATTGTTTATAAGAGTTTGTCTGTGTTTGAACATTATTAGTTAAAATATTAATTCAATATATCCAAATATATTAAAAGTATCTTATTATAATAATATTCTTATTTTATTCAAGCAAAAAAATGGTTGAATGTTTAATTGAATATGTAAAGAATCTATTATTTAAATAAATTATGGATCGTATTGACTCCATTTTCTTGGTTTTGTATCTTTATCTGATGATGGTTGATAAAATGGTAAAATCCAATATGACAATTTTTTCTCAGTTCTCATTTTTCGCACGTCTTCTTCGCTTGGTTTAACTCCATAAGCAATAATATTAGCTTTTTTACCTTCTGGTGTCCAGAGATTCACACTTGGACCACCACAACCTGGATAAGTACCTTGCATAGGAAATGCACCTCTACCATCAATCATCCAACCAGCTGAACACCATTGAGCACCTGCTTTTTGTGCTTCAAGAACTTGATCATATGTTGCTAATTCAGCATTACTATCAAATGATTTCACTACTGATTTTGATTCTTCAAAAGAAGTTTGATAACCTCCATCATTTGATGTAATAACATAAACTTCCTTCTTACCACCCATGTGTACGACTACATAATACACAATCAATAAAACTAACAAAACTACTATGATAGTAAGACCTTTATGCATTTTATTTTTAAGATATTACTGTAAAAATGTAAATCTTCTATAAAAAATAATATTATATTTTATAATACTATATTTTATAATAAAAAATAAAAGTTTTATTTTTATGATATTTCTGCTAATTATTGAGATCCGCATAATTTTATGCTTTATTTTTTTGCTCTATATTCGGGTTTAATGCAGTACGAACTTGCATTAAAATTTTACCTAATAAATTTAAGCCTCTCCAACTTTTAATATTATAAATTTCAGGATCATTTTCAGCAATTCCAACACCCCAGATTTTGTCATATGGACTTGCTTCAACCAAAATAGCTTTACCAGTTTTTAATAAATAAATTAACAATTCAGGGTTTTGAGAAAATTTATGTAAATTACCAGTATAAACAATTTTTTCACGATTTTTTGTCCATATATTTTCATTAAAATTTTTGACTTGTCTACCAAGTGCTTTAATTTTTTTTGGATCATTAGTTTTCATAATTTCTTTTGCAGTATCTTCATCATCAAATAACATTGCTTTTTCAAACATCATATACTGTTCACAATTAGCAAAATCGAAAGTTAGCATTGGAAGTGAAAGAGGTTTTGCTTTGAAAGGTGAGTTATACCATTGTGAAAAGGGACCATTATAAAATGGCACAATATTTATTGTATTATTCATTGTGATAAATCTCCTAAAATATCAATATATTAATATTATTTCTTCAATTTTAAAAAATTATTATTATTATTATTATTTAGTTTGATTAATTTAAATCATTCTATATGGATTAGTAAAAGGACTTAATTTAATTTTTTGATATGGAAGATAATAAAAACCATTATCACATTCTTCTATATTTGCCATCCAATATAAATGATGTAATGCTTTCCAATTAAATTTATTTTGATCCAAAATACCAAGCTTTATTAAACTTAATAAAGCCAATTCACCACAATTAGTACCTTCATGTAAAGATTCGAAAAATAACTTTTTTTTAATACCATTCCAAATAACATTATTTTCATAATACATATTTTGGATGGCATAATCTATAAATGTTTGAAAATTGTTATTTAATTCATTATCAACAAATTTATTAAGTGGTTTGTAATATAATCTACCTTTATATGAAGATAATCTATCATATAAATTAGTAATGTAAATTCCTTTTTTATTTTCATGATCTTCAAGTTCAAGATTATTAGGTGATTGTGCTTCAAATATATAAATACTATGAGTTGTATGATTATCTGTTATTGAATGTAATAATTTTTTAGGTGTGAATATAACTCCAATATGTGTAAAATAACTAAATATTTTACTGCTGTTAAAATTATCCATAGCTTTAAAAAGAATTAAATCACCTGTTTTACATATATTTAAAACTTCTTTAATCCATATTTCATTACAAGATGGATGATAATAATTCATATACCATATCCATATAATTAAAATAATTACTATAATACTGAATATTTTAGCTAAATAATTAATCATATTTTATTAATACATAAAATTAATAGATTCCTATATGGATCTTATTTTCATTTATTCAAAAAAAATAATTATCTGGAATATTTGAATTTTGCTTGGAAATATTTTTTTTATTACATAAATCATCTAAATAATTTTTTAAATTATATTTAAGTTAAAACATTAATTATCATTTAATCCAGTTACATCATAAGTATGTTGACCTTCACTTTCAACTACTTGATCAAAATCTCCATATTTTAAATCTCCATTAATAAATCCATAACTAAACAATTCACTAATATTTCTAAAATGTGGTAATGCTTCCATAATAGTTTGCATTTCGTGTTCGAGAATATTAGGTTTTTTCCATTCATCACAGTCTTTATAATAATGCAAATATAATAATGCAAGTAATTCAATTCTATGGTAATTTTCAAAATTCCAACCTCTATTATTTTGATAGTAATCAACAATTTCTTTAGGTAATTTAATTTGACCAGTTTTACATTCAACTTTAATAAATTTACCTAAATATGAAAATGGTTTAATTGCAAATTCCCTAAATGAAATTGGTGGATGATAAACTTTAACTTCTACATCAAAATCATCATCCAGTTCATCCAATTCATCAAGATAATTTTCATCTTGTATGCCTATTCTTGAATTATTTAAGTTTTCTTTTTCGTCAATTAGTTTTTTATCCATTACTAGTTTAATTATTTATAAATACTAATGTTTCAAATTTGAATTTATCAATAATAGTTATAAGATTATTAAAATAAACTCAATAAAATATAAAACTAATCATTAATAATGGAAACTAGACCTATGACTTTTATTAATAAATCAAATAATGTAGATCCGGTATTACAAGCTAGAGTTCGTGCTAAAGTAACTAGAACCCGTTTACCAAAAGATATTAAACAATTATTTGAGAGTAAAGATTATCAGGCTGTTTTAGCTAACAAAGATAATATGGGGAAAATTTGGATTAAATTTAAAATGCCAGGAGGTTTTTACAGAAATCAAACTCATATTCTTGAAATTAAGACAGAAACATCAAACGGAACATTCGATTATCCATTTACAGCTCCATTAGTTAAATTTCTTACTCCAATGTATCATGTTAATATTAGTTATCAAGGATCAATTTGTTTGTCTATTTTAAAAGGAAAAGATCACGCAAATCCAGAAGGATGGACTGAAGCATGCAATCTTTCAGGTGTAATTACCGCAATTATGTTTTTAATGGATGTTCCAGGTGTCGAAAGTCCATGGAATAAAGAAGCTGCAATGTCATGGATGGCAAGCAATGAAGGAAAAAATGAAGACAAATTTATCAAAGATGCCGATTATAATTATTTCAATGGAAATTATAAAACACCAATTCAGGAATTTGATTTGCGATGGGCTGAAGATCATTCTATTGAATCTAATAAATAAATTATCTGAATCAACAGCTAATTTAAAATAAATCAATAGATTCTTTAAGTTAAATTTGATAGAATAATTGTTATTATTTTTTATTTAAAAAAAAATATGCTACATTTCTTATATTATTTGATTAATAATGAGTAATTGCGATTCAAAATGTATTTATGTTAAACGTAAAGAATTATATGAACTTCCAAAAGATGGAGGTATTTATATTGCTTTACATGCTAGTTATTATTGGATTTGTATAAAGCATGGTACTAAAAGTAATTTACCACCAGCATTTAATAATGATCCAAAACAATATGCAACATCATACCAATGCCAATCATGTTTTTGAAGTATGTAGGAAAAAATCAATGGTATATCAAATCTCAACTGATTTTCAATTGTCGTAAAATTGTTAATAATGAACACAAAAAGTAAACTTGATTTGATTGCTTGAAACAAATATTTTTTTTGTGGGGTTGAATTATATTCAGTTTTGTATCAAAGTCATTTCAATCCAGGATTTTCATCATCAACAACTTATTTTAAAATTAGATAATAATTAAAGTTTATTTTGTTTAAAGTAAATTAGATAATAATAATACCATCATCTGAAACAGGAAGAGGTTCTAATTTAATAATTACAGGAGTTGGTGGAATAAGAACTTTTGGAACTGGTTTTTTTTGTTCTTTGCTAGGTGGTTGAATTGACCATCTTACATAAACTGATGTTAATAAATGAATATTATCAATTAACAAATTATAATATCTATTAACAGTACTTGAAGTTAATCCACTCTCTTTAATTACATCAATTTTCTTTATTTCTAAATGTGGAAAACTGGACAAGAATAAAATAAATGCACCCGTTGCTTTAGTAGATGGTTTAAAATTATTAGTCAAATGAACTTTCTTGCGATCTGCTTCATTAATAAGTTCAGAAATAAAATTTCCATATTTACTTTCAATTTTAAAGATATTTATGTAATTTTTAATAAAACTTTCTGTACGATCAACATTAAGGCATTGAATTTTAATAACACCTTCGGCATCATATTCCCGAAGTAATGCATCAGCTGCACTAAGTTGCTTATCTGTTAAACCAGCAATTTGTGCAATAATTTTTGATGATTTAATCATATCATTCTCAATAAGTTTATACTGAATTAATTTCCATTTTAATCCACGTTGAACAGATCCACGATGAATTTTATGCTCACTAATTGTGAGAAATTGGTCGACAGCATCTTCAACAATGTATTGAGGAATTTTATGTTTGGTACTATCATAAGATTTTTGTTTTAACTCTTTAACAATCTTTGTTCGTACATATGCTTTACTATCACAATTAAGATAATTAGCTGTAACTGTTCCACCAAAAGTAGAAACTTTTTTAATCTCCTGATCTTCAGAATTTTTATTAATTTCAGCACCACATTGGGAGCATTCTGAAGTTGCAAATCCAGAATCTTGCAATCGTACTTTACAGATAGGACAAACTTTCCAATCTTTATTTACTTCATTACCATTTTCAGTATGATCATTGATGTTGTTCAAATTATTCGCATTTGGGTCAAAGGCTGAGCAAACAAAATATTGTCCATTTCTCACTTCAATAATTGTTTCAGGTTCATGGTCAAAATCGTTAAGCTGACCTAACTTTTCTAAATCATCATTGCTAAATAGAGAATCACTACTTATGATGTCAGTTTCAGTCATTTGTTCCAAATTTGAAAAATATGCAGTGTAATTATTGTAAGTTGTTTATATTCAATACAAAATTCAATTGTTAATTTATTCAAAAATAAGATTATAAATAAAATAATATAATGTTGAATGATTATACTTATTTTGTTCCAAGGACAGCCAGTTATTCTTGCCAGAATTTATTAAAATTTTGTTATATTTGTGTAGCATGTTCATGTATTGCTATATTTATTGTCGGAATTACAGAAACTGATTCTATGTATGTAGCTATTTCAGTAATTATAGCATTGTCAATTACTTGTGGATCATGCATTTTTTCACGATGTTATGATAAATCTTATTATGAAAAAAATAAATTAATTTCTAATAATGAAGGTCAACAGAATATTATTAATAAATATACACCGGTAGAATACTATCCATATCAGGAAGGTTCACTATAAATTTATTGAGATGATTTGAAATCACTATTGGAATTTTCAAAAGCAATTGAATTTGACCTAACTTCAATAACTGGTACTTTGCCAAATTGCAACAATAGATGAGTATTGTAATTTGTATTAGAACTATTTGATGCATGAATAACAATTGCATTAGTTTTTTCCGTTGATTTTTTCAAATATTTATCAATAGATACTACCAAATTTCTTTCTTTTTTAATATCATTGGTTTTAACCTCATCAGAATTAATATCAATGAAATCATCCTGATCAATTAATGGTTGAGGTGTTTCGATTGTTCTGAATGTTAATTTAGAAATATTAAACATTATAGGTGATGTCCAATATCCTTCACCACTTATTAAATCCATATCACGCTCTTCTATAATTTTATTTAAGAATTTATGATTGTCTCGATCTGTTAAATCAATTAATATATTAGTCTTATAAGCAATTTCTGCTATTTCAAAATTGCTGATGTTTTTCATAGTTGAACGTAATCTTTCTTTCATATCTTTTGAACTCTTATCAATAAATCGATTAATACTTTTGCTAATGAAATTATTTTCATCAATTGCTAATAAATGTTCTTCTTCATAATAGAATCTCAAAACTCGATTATTAAATAAACCAAGCATATCATGAGCAAGTACATAAGGGCTGTCATTTTCGAATGGAGTTACAGTATTTGTAAATTTAAATGTCTTAAATGGAATAAAACTTTTAGATTTATTACATAATAATTGTGTAATATTAAATTGTAAATTAGTACTATCAAACCAACACCCTCGCATACCAATAATATAGCCAGTAGCATTAGAAGTAAGATATCTATTTAGCATATCTAAATTAGGTTTAATAGAACTAAAAAGACAATCAACTGAAACTAAATCATATTGAGTAAAATTTTGTGATTGTTTAACTAATTCTGATTTTAAATTATTCAATTCAAAACGCAATTTATCCAATGTTTCAGATAATTCCTCATTTTTTTTATTAGCAGATTTTTCAGATGCAGTAACTTTATCTAAATCTTTACAAGTATCTTTCCAAAGATTTCGAATTTCTCCAAATGAATCATTTAAAGTATTATATTTAGCTTGAAGATTTTCATTTTCAGCTCGTTTTACTGCAAGAAGTAATTCATGATTACGTTGTTTTTCATTTAATTCAGAACGTAAAGTAGATGTTACAAATTGATATTGTTGGATAATTCCTTCAACAATATCTACAATTGCTGATACTTTTTCATCAACTGTCATATTTTTTGTTTGTTTAGGTAAAAATGGATGATCTGTTGGTAAACAACTGTTATCATCATTAGCAATTCTAATATCCCTAAATTTATCAGTAATTTTATCCAAACCCATATTGGATACATTTAATTTTTCAAACAACGATTGACACAAATCTGCAAATTTAGTTGTTTCTTTATCAAGGCATTTAAAGCCTTCAACAAGTTTTGCAATTTTTGTTTCTAAAGCATTTAAATTTTTATATTCTGTTGCTTGATATCCATCAAGATCTTCAGGAATATTTACTTTAAAACTTCTTACACCATCAATAATTCTAAGAGTATCTTCAAATTGTTCTTTAAGATCTGCATTCATGAGGGGTTCATATTCAGAATCTTTTTTAGCAGATTCTTGTTTTTTGATTTCATCAAAGAAAGCCCACATAATTTCAGTTGATGTTAAACTTTCAGATTCTACAAATGTATATGTACGATCTTCTTCTTTAATAACAATAGTTTTCTTTTTGGGAAATTCATCATAAGCATCATAGTTACCTCCACGCCATTTATTAAAATCTTTTTGTACTATTTCATTAGAATATTTAAGTTTAGTACTATCAAGATTATATGTTAAATGAGGTAAAGATCTGAGAGTAATTTTAATATTATAACGATTATCTACAGTAAAGATAAGATCAGATTTTTTAGTAGACATCTTTTGTTTGTTTTTTGAATTGGATAAAAATTAATTATTGTAATGAAAATTAATGATAATACTTTAATATCTATATCTAATTTAAAAAAAATATTCAAATTTGAATAATATGAGCTGTTTTTTATTTAATGATTATTCATATGGATTAAAAGGTGTTAATTTTCCACATTCAAAGAATCGTCTAGGTGGATCCCATTTTATTCCTTGTCCGGTATGATCATTAGCACAACAATAAATTCTAAAATATGTTTTAGCTTCAAAATATAAACCATTCACCATTAACTGTACCATGACAACCAGCATATACACGTAATGGTTTATCATCTAAATCATAATGAATAACAAAATCTTCAATGTCGGCTTGATGATTTCCTATACCGATCCAACTTCCGATATTATAACCATAAAATTTCTTTCAATGTAATTTTGTGTCACTCCAGTCTTTGGATCTAATAACTGTTTAGCTTGAGCTGTATGATATAATGGAATTATTAAAACATCTGAATATTGGTAATTTTGCCAAAACTTTTTTGGATTTTCAAATTTCGATTTCATATTCATAGCTGGACTAGCTTTATATTCGCTAAGTGTTTTAAAATCAATATCTTTAGTAATTAATTGATTAGTATTATCAACAGTTTTGAGATATTGTTCTGGTTTAATTGTTTCAGATGTATCTAAATATAATATTGGCATAACAAATTTATTGTTATCATTTTTAAAGAATCCTATATAATTCTTATAATACTTCTTTCTTAATAGGTATTTAAATAAATAATGTCTGAAATTGAATGACAAAGTATTGGATTTGATTCATTAGTTATTGAATTGGGGTCAATTAAACAATTAACTGATGAAATTAAAAAACTTATTAATGAAGTTAAGATATAAAAAGAAGAGAAAAAAATAGAATTTCAAAGTGTTCAAAATGTAATTCAGATATTGTACCACCTCTAAAAATTATTCAAAAATTTAATTATAAAT